CTATCGCAAGCATCGGAGCTGACATGTCAGATGAAGAAAGAGCAAAGTCAGAAAAGATTATTGTCGCATCAGTTATTGCTGGGCAGGCTGCAGTAGGTGCAGCTGGCGCAGCAGCAGCAGCCTCAACCTATAGGAGAAAACCATGAAGAACTTCCTCAAAGATTTACTAGACCAGCAATGGACACTACTGGGCATGGGTATTGCCTGGGTAGTCCTTGATGGTTCAGCCAAGACAGTAGTTGGTTATGCAATTACAGGCACGCTTATTGCATGGGCAATTACTTATCCACTACGCAACCCTAAGGAATAACATGGATACATTTAAGAATGTAATGATGAGAATCTTTGCTGTAATTGCAGCAGAGTCTCTCGGAGTTATCGGTGCTGGCTCACTGGTAGGCATTGAAGTATGGCAGGCAGCAACACTTGCTGGCGCACTAGGTGCGGCACGAGTACTTGAAGCATTGGCCCGTTTCTACCTAGCAGATGGCAGCCTGACATCAGAAGAAATCAACGCAGCCTTTGCTAAGGTTGACAAGAAAGCGAGTGAATAATGGGACAGCGTTTAAACTTTATCGCAACAGCTAAAGGTGAGCTCGGAGTTATTGAGGGACCTAAGGAGAACGAAACAAAGTACGGAGCCTTTACCAAGGCTAACTTCCTGCCATGGTGCGGGTCATTCGTTAACTGGTGTGCCAATGAAGTGGGTCTCAAGATTCCTAATTGCGTATCAACAGTTGCAGGTGCAACAGCCTTTATGAAGAAGAACCAATGGGAGAAAGCAGAAGAAGCAATCCCTCTACCAGGGGACATCGTGTTCTTTGATTTCCCTAACGATGGAGTTGACCGTATCTCGCATATAGGTATTGTCGTTAAGGATAACGGCGATGGCACGGTCACTTGTATTGAGGGCAACACTGCCCCCGATAAGAAGGGTGACCAGCGTAACGGTGGACAGGTATGCGAGAAGGTTCGTGCATACAAGAAGAAGAACGGAAGCAAGTTCCGTAAGTCGCAGGCAGTAACAGTGGTTGGCTTCGGCAAGCCAGTGTTTAAATCATAAGGAGAACAAATGTTTGACAAAGAAAAAGCAAAGCAGATTGGTTTGTCATATCTTCGTGCAGCAGCAGCATCAGCAGTAGCTCTCTACACAGCAGGACAGCATGACCCAAAGGTACTAGCAACAGCGTTTCTTGCTGGTCTAGTAGGCCCAATCATGAAGGCGCTTGATAAGTCAGCACCTCAGTTCGGACTCAAGAAGTAACCTTTTGGCACCTAACAGAATAGCCCCTCGCTTAATCGCGGGGGGCTTTTTTGCTTTCCCAATCTTTATTCTCAAAGGTTTTAAGACGGTGGCAGTTGGCACACAATGTCTGCAAATTGTTTAAACTATGATTGCTGTTGTTGCCATCTATGTGGTCTATGTCCAGCTGGCTACGGTGTATAGCTACAAAGCCACACTCCTCGCAGTAATCCTTTTTATGTTCTGCATGGAGGACACGGTTGCTATTGCTCTTAGTCCTGCATGACCACTGACCACGCTGCTTCTTCTTCAATCTTGTGGGGCCGCAAACTGAACAGATTCCAAACCGAAGGTCTGGATTCTTTAGCAGCAGCTTGTGCTGCTTATCCTCCTGTGGAGTAGAATCCACTGGCGTTGTACTTAACTGGTACTGAGTTGAACACGCGGGTCATAGTTCCATGGCAGTCCATACACATGGGTGCTATTGAATCCTCATGTATAGAACGCTCAACCTCAACTTGAAGGTTACAGTTTAAACATTTGTAATCGTACCTCATAGGTTATCCACTGGAGTAGGAACTTTAACAAGAGCTCCGCACTCGGCACACTCGGCATCTACAAACCACATGCTTATGTCGCTATCTTCAAACATGCAGCCAACTTTGAAAAGCATTGAACCGCAAATGCAGACATGCAAAGGCCCCATGTCACGCAGGTCTAATATGCTAGGCTGCGCCTTGCTCACTCGGCCTTTACGCCTCGTGATAGTCCTATGTATTCTGTTCAGCACGAACAGGAGTGTAGTCGTTTAAATGCTTTTTTGCCCGCGACACGCCAGACACGCCGTGTGTTGGATGAATACAATAGAGCAGAGGTTGTGTAGTAGTCTCCCCTATTGAAAGGAGAACACATGACATCGCTTGAAAATCTAACTGGCAAAGATTATGTCAGCCATAGTGCCATGACAACATGGCTTAATTGTGGTTGGCAGTACTATCTTAGCCGTATTCAGAATGTGCAAGAGAATCCTTCCTACTGGTTAGTAGGCGGAAAGTCTGTACACACAGCATCTGAAATCTACGACCTCGGTAATTACATCGGGGAGTTTAATCCAACGGAAGTATTCCTCCATGAATGGAACAAGGAATACGAGGCATGCAACAACGGTATGCCATTCCGTGCAGGCGGTCGTTCTACCAAGGCATATCCTAATAAGGAAGATGCTTCATGGTGGTTGGCCGAAGGCCCAAAGATGGTTGACTTCTGGGTACAGTGGCGTGCGGTTAGCGGTTACACACCGTTCTTCACGCCCGATGGTAAGCCAGCAGTTGAAACAGAACTACTACATGAAATCCACGGAGTAAAGGTTAGGGGTTACCTTGACCGTCTGATGGTTTCCCCCGATGGAGAACTGACTGTCATTGATATTAAGACAAGCTCGCAAGAGCCAAAGTCTAATGCTCAGTTGGGAACCTACGCTACATTGGTAGAGAAAATCTTCGGTATCCGTCCAACAAAGGGCGCGTACTGGATGGCTCGTACTGGTGAATTAAGTACACCAGTTGACCTCTCTCACTATACCGAATCCAAGTTGGGAGTACATCTCAATGGCTTTAAGAAGGCAGTAGAGAATCAAATCTTTATTCCCAACACAGGATTCATGTGCGGAACATGCTCAGTAAATCGTGCATGCTATGCAGTTAATGGTCCAGACTCAAACCAATATCCCGAACTCACGGAAAGTGAAGAAGAATGAACGAAGCATCATTTCAGTTAAACTTCAAGACCCCTGGTGGTACCTTGATTAACCTCCGCGCAACATCATCGTTTGAATTAGACGACCAGATTAGCGCAATCGTCCAGCGTGCAGGTGACATCTCTGACCTTGAGCAGCACCTCGGTGTTGTAACAGTACTCAGCAATGCAGGCCTTAAGCCTCAGGCTGCACCAGCACCAGCTCCAGCAATCGCTGCATCAGGCCAGTCTTACGGCGCACCTGCACAAGCTGCACCTGTAGCAGGTGGAAGCGCACCAGTTTGCGACCATGGCCTAGTCATGCGCCATGTACCAGCAGGTATCTCTAAGGCAGGAAAGCCATACAAGGCGTTCTATGCTTGCCCTAACCCACGCGAGACTGCTTGCCAGGCTAAGGCATAACACATGCGTTTACTCAGTCGTGCAATTAAGACTGCATCGGCAGGCGGGGCCACACTACCTACAGTGTGGCAATCGCTTGCTAATCAGCAGATTGCGTTTAGACGGGGTGAAGTGAGTATGGTTGCTGGACCGCCAGGGGCGGGTAAATCTACATTTGCCTTAGCCTTGGCGGTACATGCAAAAGTACCAACACTTTATATCTCGGCCGATACGCATAGTCACACGATGAGTTTGCGTTTGCTCGCTATGCTCACAGGCAAGCAGCAATCAGAGGTTGAACCATTGATGGAGTTAGATAGGGAATGGGCAGCACAGATGCTCAAGCCTGCTGACCACATCATGTGGGAGTTTGACTCGGCACCTACCCTTAAGGACATTGAAGATGCAGTACTTGCTGCACGAGAACGCCTTGGCCAAGATGTAGAACTCATCGTATTAGATAACGCAGTAGATGTAACACTTGATGGACAAGATGAATGGGGCGGGCTCCGTACCCTCATGAAGGAACTCAAGTGGTGGGCAAGAGAGACTGGCGCAGCGGTAGTTGTGTGTCACCACACCAGTGAAGGTGTAGCTGGCAACCCCTGTCCCCCACGGCACTCACTGCATGGCAAGGTGGCGCAAACCCCGAGCCTTATCCTCACTGTATACCCGCAGCTGGCATCTATGGGAGTCAATGCAGTGAAGAACCGTTATGGTCCCGCCGCCTCAAATGGTGATGCACCAGTGTGGCTATCTTATGACCCAGCAAGTATGAGCGTATTGGATATGGTACAAGTATGAGTTTAAACAGTAACTGGGAGCTGGCTATCGCCGAGAATTCGGGTGAAGTTGATAGCAAGAACCACAAGAAGGAGATTGTATTTAATACAACTCCACTGACCGACAACATTGAGGCGCAACTTGGCTTCATCCCTAATAACTTCAACTATACGATTGGATGGCGAGCCATTGTTTGGAAAGAAAAAGAAACAGGAGAATTCAAAGGGCTCACAGATAAAGAACATCATGAGTTTCTTGAGCGTGGAACTGCCGAATTCACACGAGGAGATTCTACAGATGGTGGAGACAGCACAGATTCCACAGGAGTTGAAGGACCTACTGCTTGAGCAATTGCCTGAGGTTATGGATGAGATTGAGGAATCAACCAAAGCCATCTATGACCCCAACGCTATCTGGCTAGAGGCTATTCAGTTTGCTGACTATGTGCAGCAGAACGCTAAGCACCTAGAAGAACGGCACGGCGATGAGTGTGTAGCTGAGGTATCAGAGGCACTGCAAGCTATGTGCCAGTCATTCAAGAACATGGGTGAGAACGCACTAAAGGTATTAGACCAGACAGAGGGAGTTTAAACATGGCACATAGCAGTAAAGAAACATTATCTATAGGCTGGTGTGACAACGGTATGACTGATGGTAAGTTTACTGAGGGTCTCGTTTACACAACAGTCATGGGTGTAGCACCAGGAAATGTAACCGTGCATAATGCAATTCGTGTGCAAGGTAACCAGATTGGTCGCCAACGCCAAGCTCTCCTTGATATGTGGTCTGACCAAATCAATACTGATTGGTTGCTCTGGGTGGATTCAGACATCGTGCTAACACAGGATGTATTGAAGAAGCTATGGAACGCAGCAGATAAGATTGCCCGCCCCGTTGTATGTGGTGTGTACTTTATCTCTAAGCAGACTGAGCAGTCCGTGATGCAGCCTATGCCTGCGGTGTTTAATGAGGGAGCCGATGAGTTTCAGATTGAATACCTTCACCCTCTACCTGAGAATGAGATTGTTAAGGTGGACAACGCTGGCCTTGGTCTCACACTGATGCACAAGTCGGTGGTTGCTAAGCTCCGTGAGGTTGAGCCTGACTACTCTCTCTTTGCAGAGAAGGAAAACAAGGGCGATAAGTTTATTGGCGAGGATATTGTGTTCTTCCGTAACCTTAAGAAGGCTGGCGTGCCAGTCCATTGCGTAACCAGCGCACGAGTTAAGCACATGAAGCGCTTTGCCTTGGATGAGAACTACTACAAGTTGTGGTGGAACTATCAAGCTCTGGTTCAGGCTAAAGAAAATGGCTAGGCCCACATCGCTTAAGGTATTCGGACAGAAGTACAAGATTCGGTACGACTATACCAGCACAGAGAACATGGGCCTTACGGATTCGGAACTCAACACCATCCACATCCGTGGCAAGCTACAAGAGGACAAGATTGCACGCGTGCTGATGCACGAGGTGACACATGCGGTCCTTGGTGAGACACCATGGTCACTACGCAAACGCTTTGAGGTAGAAGAAGTATGCGACATCGTTGGGTACTTCATTATGCCCGTGCTAAAAGATAACCCGCACCTTGCTGAGTATATCTTGAGCGAACTAGGAGATGAAAGGATTGAAGATGGCGACACAACAAGCGAGTAACAAGCGCAGAGGCGCAGCTTGGGAGATTGACTTAGCTGATGGCTTAACGCTATACGGTTTAAACGCGCAGCGTTTACCCCGTGCTGGTCGCAACGACATTGGTGATGTGTTCTTATCTACACCAAATGATTCGTATGTGATTGAAGCTAAGGCACCACGCCGCGATGGAAAGATTGACCTAAGCGGATGGCTGAGAGAAGCTGATGTTGAGGCTGAGAACTACCGCAAGTCCAAAGGATTAGCAGTAGCACCTACCCCATTGGTAATCATTAAGGCATCTAACAAGGGAGTGATGGAGTCCTATGTAGTGCAAAGGCTAAGTGATGCTCTTGCAAAACTCTAAGCATGACCTTGGTAAAGTACTAGAGCACTATGGATTTGAGCTACCTCATTCACATAGAGGTGGTTGGGTCACCATTCGGTGCGCCTTCCACGGAGACAGAGTAAAGTCTGCCCGTTTAAACTTAGACAACGGCGGATTCAGATGCTTCGGTTGCGATATGGCAGGCGATGTGTATTCCCTAATCATGAAGAAAGAAGGAGTTGGATTCAATGAGGCTAAGCAAATCGCAGAGAGAATTACTGGCGAAAGCAACGGAGAGTTACGAGCAAAACCTAAGCGAGGTTCTTCCGTATCTGGAGACGAGAGGTATCACGGAACGGACAGCTCGTATGTTTCGCCTCGGTTTCGTAAAAGAGCCTGAGACTGGACACGAACCTTACATTGGTAAGTTGGCTATCCCTTATCTCACACCGTCAGGTCCGATTGACCTACGCTTCCGCAGTTTAAACGCTGATGGTGGGCCTAAGTATTTATCACGGCCTGGCGCAACAACTCATATCTTTAATATCAATGCGCTTGATTCTGATGGTGATGTACTTGCTATCTGCGAAGGTGAGTTGGACACAGTAGTAGCAACACAAGCTGGCTTCACGGCAGTTGGATTGCCAGGGGCTAACAACTGGAAACCATTCTATGCACGAGTGCTCGCTGATTGGGAGAAGGTAGTGCTGCTATGTGATGGTGATAACGCTGGTCGTGAGATGGCTAAGAACCTTAGTCGTGAACTGGAGAATGTTATCCCCGTATTCATGCCCGAAGGATTAGATGTTAATGATGTGTATCTGGCCGAGGGTGCAGCGGGTCTGCTCAAACGAGCGGGTGTTTAAACTATGGAACCTATCCGTCAAGTAGCGGGAGATGGTAAGCGCGAGAAGATTGCAGCGCAGCGTTTATCTGAACTATATCCATGGAAGTTTTATGACACCCCGAAGTTTTACTTTACTGATTTCCATATCACCAAGCTGCATGGTGGTGGTAGAGAGAACTACATTGGTGACCTAGAACTGAAATGGCTACGGTCGGACTCATCTAAGCCAGCTATATTTCCCTTTAACAAGTTACAACAGATGTTGATTGCCCCACCCTACACTGATGGTGACGATTGCTTCCACCGTATCTGCTTCCGATTTACTGACGGCTTGCTTATCATGCCAGCTAAAGTATTAGGCGGCATCGTACCCGTATTTCATACACGATGGGACACAATGGAACGAGACCTCGTTATCTTTGTGCAAGCCAGCGAGTATGCACAGTACTGGGTACCCGAGATTATCAACGAGGATTAAATGAACGAAGAACTTTGGGAACAGATATTTCAAGTAGCACGCGTAGCCGCATCCCGTACCTCACGGATACACCGCGGTCTCGTAACTACTGATGATGTGTACCAACACCTATGCCTTTGGGCATCGGAACACTGGCACAAGATAGAAGAATGGGAAGAACAAGAATCATTAGTGTTTAAACTACGCCGCACCTTCAACAACGAGGGTCAGAAGTTTGCTGCTAAAGAGAGGGCGTACAAGAACAAGTCGCCTATGTCTGATTCCTTTTACTACACGCATGAGGTACTGATAGAACTACTGAAAGATATGTGGGACTACAAGAACTGGGAGTCGGGAGCACACGCTAGTGATGGTGACTATGTATCACGCAGTAGTAAACCCGATGAAGGTAACAACAGAATAGCTTTACTATCTGATGTTGCTGCTGGCCTTGCCCGTTTAAATGATGCAGACCAGCTGCTATTGCAACGCAGATTTGCAGAGGGTGGTACTGATATGGATGCGCTGGCCGTTGAATACAGTGCTAGTGAAGAAGCAATACGCAAGCGCGTATCAAGAGCGCTTACGAAACTACAAGATAGATTGGGTGGCGAGCCACCAATATGGAGTAATAGAAGGTATCGTAAGAGCAATGCACAAGCGAGAGTGGAGACAGACAATGACCGTGACACATGATATTAACTGGCGCATGTTATGCGTTGGATTCGTACACTATAGGAACCTTAAATGTTTTGAGATTTATATCGGGCCGTTGGCCATCGGTATTTGGTGGGGTGTTAAATGATTATCGGATTGAGTGGGTATGCACGCAGCGGCAAAGACACAGTAGCTGACCTCCTATGTTTAAACTATGGCTATGACCGTCAGGCTTTTGCTGACCAGATTCGCATGGCTATCTATCGTTTAAACCCTATCGTTGAATGTACCACCAAGGGTGAACCTGTTCACCTTGCGGAAGCGATGATGCACCAAAGCGTTGATTCACTTAAGGACGACTCAGACCTACGCCGTTTGTTGCAAGTGATGGGTACACATGTTGGTCGCAAAATGTTTGGTGAAGATTTCTGGGTAGACCAAGCGTTCAAGAGTCTAAAGGTTGATGAAGATATTGTATTCACCGATGTTCGTTTCCCTAATGAGGCAGACAGGATTCGTAACACAGGTGGTCAGGTGTGGCGAGTCAATCGTTTAAACCATGAACCAATCAATGACCATGTATCTGAAATTGCTATGGATGATTACGCATTTGACCATACGATTAAGAACTATGGCACGCTTGACGACTTGGCTGATGAGGTATTCATGTTATGCCATAGCCTCGGTATCAAATCTATTGGGGCATAGAGAAGCCCACCGCTACGAAAGGACTAGAAACGAGCGATGGGCTTTTCTATGTACGCCAACTCCTTGCTTCCCCTTCAAGGGGCTGGCGTACTAGGTAATCGTATCAGATATTAGGGAAGGTAGCGGGGTCGTGCATAACCCAGCCAATCTCCTGCCGCATCTGGTCACGGATGGCGGGCGTTGTGCCAGCCCATACCCCGTGCCTCTCGTGGGCCAGAGCCCACTCTAAGCAAGCCGCCTTAACGGGGCAGTCTGCACACATGCGGTTAAAGTAAACAACCTCAGACGGTGAGTAAATCTCCATGTTAGGAAAGAAAATCT